GCCAGATGCCACAATCATACCATTGCTCGCCAGCACAAGGCGGCTTTAGAGCAAGCTGAAAATCCGCTTGAATATGACTATTTGGCGGGGTGGACAAAAAACTATGAGGACTTTTTAAATGAGCAAAATGAAAAGCTATCTCTACCATAACTTAATTGCCATAGACCAACTCTTTAACGCTCTCACCGGCGGAGCAGCGGACGAAACATTTTCTAGCCGTTGCTACCGTGGTGCAGTGCTTGCGGAAAAGCCGAAAAAGCGTTGGCGTTTTTGGTATGCGTTTGTGAATGGCTTGTTTTTTGACAAAAATCATTGCAAGACTGCTTATGAAAGCGAGATTAAACGAAAGCAATACCCGCCGGAGTTTACCGAAATCACTTAATCCTGTTAAACCGCATTTCACAGCCCGAACCGCTCGCAACCCGAGCGGTTATTTTTTAAAGTCTTACCTGTTATTTAACCCTTCCCAACACAAGGATAACTATGTCAATTTTAGATACCTATCTACACGGCGTTGAGGTGGTTGAGGTCAATGCAGGTGGTGTCACCATTTCCACCGCTGCAACCTCTGTCATTGGGGTAGTCTGCACCGGAGACCAAGCCGATGCCGAGACTTTTCCGCTGAATACGCCCGTTTTAATTACTAATCCGCTCAACTACCTTGAAAAAGCAGGTAGCACCGGCACGTTACGCCGCACACTTAATTCGATTGGCTCAATCGTTAAAACGCCAACGGTGATCGTACGAGTTGCGGAGTCGGACGATAACGACACCTTAACCGCAAATATTGTCGGCACGCAGGAAAACGGCAAATTTACCGGTATTAAGGCGTTATTAACCGCTCAATCAACCGTGTTTGTTAAGCCGAAATTGCTTTGTGTGCCACAGCACGATAATCAAGCCGTTGCGACCGAACTATTAAGCGTGGCTAAAAAGCTGAATGCGTTTGCGTTTATTTCAGATAACGGTGCAACCACCAAAGAACAGGCATATACCTATCGCCAAAATTTCTCCCAGCGTGAAGGTATGATGATTTTTGGTGACTGGCAATCGTATAACACCGACAAAAAAGCCTATGATACCGATTATGCGGTGGCCCGAGCTTGTGCGTTGCAAGCCTATATTGACAAAACAGTCGGCTGGCATAAAAACATCTCAAACGTAGAGCTAGACGGTGTAACCGGTATCACTAAACCGGTAGAGTTTGATATTAACGAGAGCTCAACCGAGGCAAACTACCTCAACGAAAAAGGCATTACCATTTGCTTAAACCATAACGGTTTCCGCTATTGGGGTTCACGCACTCTTGCCACCGATACCCGCTGGGCGTTTCAGCAGTCGGTGCGAACAGCTCAAATCATTAAAGAGACCATCGGTGCAGGCTTAACTTGGGCGGTGGATATGCCACTCACACCGTTGCGTGTGAAAACAATGCTAGAGGCGATTAACAACAAGCTCCGCTCTTGGGCATCGGGTGATGACCCTCGCATTTTAGGTGCAAGAGTTTGGGTAGCTGAAGAGATCACCGCAGATATTATCAAATCAGGCAAATTTGTTATTAAATACGATTACCATTGGATTCCGTCCCTCGAAAGCCTAGGCTTAGAGCAACGGGTCAATGATGAATATGTAGTGGATTTAGTCAATACACTTAAAGCGTTATAGAGGTAAAAATGGGATTACCGGCAAAACTTAAGAATTTTAATTTTTCGGTGGACGGCACAAGCTATTTGGGCGAAACCAATGAAGTGACACAGCCGAAACTGGCTATGCAACTTGAAGACTACCGTGCAGGCGGAATGATTGCCCCTGTGGGTATCAATATGGGTTTAGAAAAACTGGAGCTTGAATTTAAAACGGGCGGACACGAAGACGATTTAATCAAGTTATTCGGTGGGACAATCAGTGGTAATGCGTTCCGTTTCAACGGTGCATACCAACACGATGATGACGATTCAGTCGATGCGGTGGAGTTAGTCTGCCGTGGGCGAATCGCTGAAATTGACGAAGGCTCAAGCAAAGCCGGTAATGATACCGAGCATAGCTATAAAGCCTCGCTAACCTATTACAAAAAAACGGTGAATGGTGTCGATATTATCGAAATCGACACCCTCAACCAAATTTACATTGTCGATGGCAAAGACCGCTTAGCGGAAATTCGCAAGGCAATGGGTTTATAGATTTCCCCCTAAATTTTCCCCAAAAGCCCCTTCCCCTTTTTTCAAGGGGCTTTTAACGATAAATAATTAAGGATTAAACAATGAAAAAAGTAACATTAAAACAAGGCATTTTGCGTGGTGAAAAACGTATTACCGAGATTGAGGTGCGTAAGCCATTAACCAAACAACTGCGTGGCACAAATCTTACCTCATTAATGCAGTTAAGCGTTGATGAGTGGTGTATTGTACTGCCACGCATTACCACGCCAAAATTAGACAAAGCCGATTTTGCCACAATGTCGGCAGCAGATTTACTTAAACTTTCCGGCAAAGCCCTAGATTTAATGAGCGAAGACTTCGATGAGGCAGACGAAGAGGACAGCGAAGAACAGGGAAAGGGCGAGATTTTAGCCTAATTCCACAGTTTGTTGATGACGCTATTGCTGATATTGCTACCGTGTTTCATTGGACACCCAATGCCTTTGATGAAATGACGATTGTCGAACTCGGGCAATGGCGAGAAAAAGCCCGCTTACGAAGTGGGGTAGAAAGTTAAAACAAGCGGTCGTGTTTCGCAAAAAATTTGCAAAATTCGACCGCTTTTAGAAAGGTGTTTATGATGATCTTATTTTTAATTTGGCTCGCTGATTTTATTGGGAAAGTTCACGTTATCATTAACGTATTTTTCTTGCTTGCGATTATTTTATGTATTGTTGGAGGTATAACCTTTTGTGCTAACTCCAGTGAGTACGATAAGGCAGAAATAAAATGGCATAATTGGGGGAAAACAAAAGTTTATCTTGCCATTAAAGTAGCGATTGCATCTGCGATTATTGGAGCGATTATCCCTTCAAAAAATACCTATTATGCAATGGTGGGAGTATATGTCGGGCAAGAGATCATCGCTAATCCGACCTCGCAAAGATTATTTGATAAATCTATTCAAGCCATTGAGTTAAAACTTGATGAAGTGATTAATTCAGACTTAAAAAAAGATAAGTAATGCTCCAACAATTCGCAATGATGTCGCTAGGCTATTTTGTGTTTATGCGATCGACAATCCCTTACCAAGACACCAGCCGAGAGATGAACTGGTCGCACGTTCAAAATGATGTGGTTGGGGCAATGCCAAAAAGCCAATTTACCGGCAAGGCAGGGGAGACAATGGAGATTTCAGCCGAGCTACGCCCTGAAATTACCGGGGGCAAAATGTCAATTCTTGCCCTTGAGATGATGGCAGAGCAAGGCTCGGCTTATCCGTTGATTAGTGGTTCAACCTTTATGGTGCTAGGCTGGTTTGTGATTGATCGAATCAGCGAGCAGGAAACCACCTTTTTTGCAGACGGCACTCCCCGAGCGATTAGCTTTTCGATGTCGCTTAAACGGGTTGATGATAGTCTGCTCGCCAATATTATTGATGAGGTCGCAGGGTTTATTTAATGGATTTTTTAGCAGAGCTAACCAATCATAACCACCGCACACCGGCTGTTTCGGTGACGGTTCGCCCAAAGCCAAGCAAAGATAATGAGGGCGAAAAAGCCAAAGATATTTCCAGCCTGATTACTCACCGCTTAATTCAACTTACCTTAACCGACAACCGAGGCTTTGAGGCAGATCAGCTGGATTTAGAGCTGGACGACACTGATGGCTTACTCGCTTTGCCAAGTCGAGGAGCGATTTTATCGGTCGGGTTAGGCTGGCAAAACAGCCCCCTGACCTACAAGGGCGAATACACAGTGGACGAGCTAACCCACGACGGCCCGCCGGATAAAGTGACGATTCGGGCAAGAAGTGCCGACTTGCGAGGCACGCTGACCAATCGACACGAGCGGAGCTTTCACCGCACGACTATTGGTAAAATTGTGAAACAGATCGCCGAAGAGAACAAACTCAAGCCGATAGTGGGCAAGGAGTTTGAAAACGAGGAGGTGAAACACATTGACCAAACCAACGAAAGCTCTATTAATCTCTTGCAACGCCTCGCAGAACAATTCGATGCCATCGCCACTGTGAAAAACGGCAATTTGATTTTCATTAAAGCCGGAAACGCCACAACCGCAAGCGGTAAACCGTTACCCCTGTTTCGCATTACCCGCAGTTCGGGGGATTCCCACAGTTTTTCGATTGCCGAAGGGGATAACTACAAAGCGGTTAAAGCCTATTGGCACAACACGCAAACCGGCAAGCGAGGCGAGGTGACGTGGGACGAAAACAGCCAAGTTAAAAAAGTGACTAAGCCCACAATGCGGAAAAAGACCAAAGTAAAACGTGGAGCAGACGGCAAGCCAATAAAAGGCAAAGACGGTAAAAGCATTAAAGAGACCGTCTTTGTAAAAGGCAAGGGCAGACAAGTTAATGCGGTGGTGCAAAGCAAACCGATTGAAAGCGACAGTGAGGCAATTAAAACCCTACCTCATACCTATATTAGCCAGCAATCAGCGATTAATGCGTGTAAAAACCATTTTGCAAAGCTTGAGCGAGGTGTGGCAACTTTTAGCCTAACTCTTGCCGAGGGCAATGCCGAGCTTATCCCCGAATTACCGGTTCAGGTTTCAGGCTTTAAGGCGGAGATTGATAGCAATGAGTGGATAATCTCACAGGTTACGCACAGTTTAAATAAAGGTGGTGGGTTTACAACAGCGTTAGAGATGGAGTTAAAACCGAAAGAGGAGAAAGAGTAATGACGCAAAATGTTCCCTACGGAAACCCAAACAACCTTTATGACGACAACCAAAAATGGGAAGGCAGAATGAGCGTGAAAAAAGGTAAGGTTCACCTCTACCTCAAGCACGATATTCGCCAACCGTTTTATGTGTTACACGGTGCTTGCTGTGGATATTTTGAATGCACTGGAATGATTGAGGACTGGTATATTTACAGCCCTGTTGAATGGGAACCGCTTGCTAACCTATGCCAAGAAATTTCTTCAAACCAGCGGCAACTATGGATTTCAGGGCTTCTTCAGGTAGAACCTTCAAAACCGTGTGAAGAGAAGATTTATCGGATTGCAGTGCATTTAGTACATCTAAGAGGGTGGAGTATTCCAGGCCTTTAAGTGTAGAAGATCAAACCTAATCTGACAGTCCCCCGTTTTAAATTACCGTGTCTGTCAGATTAATTTGAGCTTAAA